ATGTATAATATTGAAGATTATTAATTTGATTTGCAAGACCGCCAATATCTTTCATAGTATAGCGTTTTTGCTGAGTAATCGTAGATGTAATAGCATAATCATATCTATTAGCAGTTTTTGCTTCTGGTGTAGATAATGAAGGGTATGGCGGAATATTAACAATACCAAGAGTCATTGTACCATTCGGAGGTTGTGGAGAACTAGGATTGACTGATGGTTTTCCCTCATATACTTTGAATTGGCCAGAAGTAGTAATAACCGCAATATCTGTACGTGCATAATATGATTGAATATTCGCTTGATAATTAGTGTCTGGAGTTGGAATAAAAGAACCATAAGAAGGATCGATATAATATGTTAATACGGCAGAAGGGTTGATAGTCGCTACAGTTGACCAATTTGTTGAATTAGCTAATGTATTAGCAGTGTTATTTGCCCAAGGGCGAAAATCAATACTATCTCTTAAATCGTATACTGTTCCAGAAGTTGATTTATACTGTGGAATAAGTTGAGTTTGAATAGCTGTTGTATTTGAAGTATTAGTATCATCAATCGGATATGAATTTGCATTAAAGAAACCAACACCTTGAGATTGGTCATATGTAAATATACTAACATCAACAAGAATTCTTGAGTTTGTAGTTAGACTATTTCCGAGTGCATATATTTGAGCAAGACCGTAATAGTTATCTCTCTGCCCGTTATCAACAGAAAATAATGATCTACTATTCGTAACTGTATTACTAAATGTTCCGTTATTAATATAGATACCGTTGATGCTATAAACATCAGCAAGACCTAAAGACCAAGGACCATTTGAACCAGCTGAATGACTAGCACAGTTAATAGCAACATATACGCTAGATTTTAAAACTTTTTTAACAGGAACTGTAGCTTCTCTTAAAATATCATAGTAAACATTTGCGCCCATAGTTCCAGTAAGACTTTCACCAAGAGTAAATGTTGCAGTAGTAGCTGTCGAAACAATAGATCTCGTATTCGCGCCAACTCTTTTAGTAAAATCTAAAGGTACACCAGCTGGGAATATTTTAAAATGGTTACTGTTTGTATTTGTGCTACTAAAAGTATTAGATACAGTCATTAATGTATTATTTGAAATTACATTAATTTGTCTAACTTGACCATTAACACTAATAAAATCACCGACCGAATAATCAGTTAGAAATGCAGTTGATCCAACTGCAGTAACATTAGATTGAGAAGCTGTTACAGACACGTTACCATTTTTATTTGCAGTAGTACCATTAGTAGTTGGTATGATAATAAATGTTGACGTGCCAATTCCTGTTTCAGTTCCTTCAACTTGAAATATTTCAGTTGCCGAACCTTTAGGAGCTCCAACAGAAACAGTCATAATACCTGAAGTACTAAATGTAGATGTATTAGCACGGCGATATACATATTGCTGATTTGTAAATCCATTCGAAGAAAGAGCTTTTTGCCCAAACGGGAAAATCATTGAGTTATAATTAGATTGTTGGATAACGGCTGTATTGTCTAATGATAATACAATATCAGCAACACCATTAACCGAACTTGAATTATAATTGATAATACTTTTTACACTACTAAAATTTTGCCCTGGATACATCTGAACATTGAATAGATAAACAATATATTGACCTGATGGAGTACCAGCAGTACCGGAATTAATTTCTACGCCTCTGATGTATGCAGTACCGATTTGTGTTGTTGAAGAATAACCAACACCAAGGAACGAATCAGAAGAAATAGCACGTTTTGCTACACTATGAAGTTGAACTTGTTGTAATGTATTTGTTTGAAAATCACCAACATATTCTTGAACAATAGTATAATAGCCATAATTTGTAGTTACCACAGCACCAGTGGATGGCGCGAGGTCAGTTGCTTTTCTTAATGGCGTTACATTATTGTTTAGGAAATTTACATTGTATCCTTCAACATAACCTTCACCAGCCGAAGAAATTAAATTAAGATAAGTTGTATTCGAATAGGTGCTGTTACTTGCGGTATTAGTTTCGATTCTTGGAGTAGTCGAAAGAACGAAAGGCGATACGATAAAATCTCCATTCGTCTCATACGTACGACGAGCCATTTCATCTTCGATTGAAGCAAATTGAGTATTATTTTTAATTGAAACTGGATAACCTGCAACGAAATCGCAAAGTGAGAAAAACGAAATAGTGTTCGAAACAGCATTTGTTTGACGAGTAACAAGTGTCGGAATAAGCTGGAGTCTGTGTGCTCCAGGAGCAAGATAATTTGGCGTTCCAGAAGCATTATCATAAAGAGCGGAATTTGCTTGTGGTGTAATAATATTTTCAACTGCTTCAAAACCAACTGAAATATTATCAGGAGCATTATTGAATGCATCAATAACGATAGTTTGTGGCAATACGTTAATGAAGTAACCATCTTTAAAAATAGTACCACTTGTCGTTGTAAATGCGTAGCCTACTCCAGTAACACCATTAGCCGAAGTGGCAACAGTAACATTACCAACGGCAACATTAGCTGTAGTTGCGATTACAAGAGTATCGTTTGCATTAAATGTTGATTGTGGCGAACCGTTCGAATAAACTGCAGTATTAATATACTTAACGTAAAGAGTATTAAGATATGGATCTTGTGATTGAAAACCTTGAACTGCATTAACAATACTGGCTTTTAGACCGTTTGTGTTATAGATAATATTACCGATAAAATTGCTAATTGTAAATGCTGTACCGTTTGCATAGTTATCATTAATTTTTACAAACTGATAATTGTTATCGAATGTAAATGCGCAACCTTCAGTTACTGATCCATCTTTAATTAAATTTCTACCAAATTTGCTAATCTGATCTTGTAAGATCGATTGCATAGCATTAAGTTCTCTTGTCTGAACAGCAACGCCAGGACGATATAAAATTTGATAATAATTTGAATTAGCATTAAAATCGTCAAAATAAGGTGACTGAGATAGATCAATTTGTAGAGTCATATTTTCCTCTGTATTAGAACTGAATAACTATTTTAACAACTTCAGTAGAAGTATTTGATAAAGTAACGGGTGCAAAATTTTCAAGATAGATAACGTCACCAGAGAGTCTTACAAGATCAGGATAAACGATACTATTATTAACTGTATTTAATCCTATTGCCCCAGAATTAGAACCAACCATATTAGCAGATAATATTCCACTCTGGAATCTATTTGGTCCACCGATATTATTTAATACTAAAACAGTATAAACATTAGCTATAGTTGCACCTGTATTTAGTATATTTTTAAAGATGTCTCCATTCGCAAATGATTTATTCTTTGCTGTCACTCTCAAATATGTAGTATTCGCGAATGTAACGATACCCGTACCATTTGAACTTGCATTTTGGCTCGAGATAATATCTCCGACATTAAATGTACCATTCGCTCCAGTATATACAATATCAACATCATTATTTGTTGAAATAATAGTACCATAAGCATTAGTGCTAGCTTGAGTTAGCACTTCAAATTGTTGAAATGGTAAAGTATTCGAAGTTAATGGCATTCTTAATGTTTGATTAAAATATTGACCGAATATATTTGTAACATTAATCGTATTATTAGAACCATAAAGTGAAGTTACATTAGCCTGAGCACCAGTAAGAAAATCAGTGATATAACTATTAGAAGTAAATGTACCTTCAACATTCGATAAAGCGATTTGAGTGTTAGTATTCAATGCAACAATTTGAGCAGTAGATAATGAAGTGTTTTCAGTAACAATTTCAACATTAGAAATTAAACTAAAATATACCGTATTTTGAGCAGCTACGTTGGCTGTAGAACCAGAATTTATACCGATAATATTATCGTTTGACGGAACACCGTTAGCAAACATCATATTTGCGGCAAAAGTTCCTTGAGCATTATAAAGAACAAGAGTTCCTTGAGTAGAATTAGCAACATTAGCTGTGTATGAAAGAACCATACCAACACCAACGGTTTGTTGATTTGAAAATACTGTAGAAATAGTATTTACTACAGCATTTGATCCTGAAGTAACACCTTTAAGTTGGCGATACGTATCAAAATATCCATTTGTAGGATTAACAACAATTTGAGTAGTATTGGCTGAAAAAACGATTCCGTATGCAGTATTTGCAGAACCATTACTTTGATATACTATTTCTTTAAGAGTAAATGGACCTGTATTAGAAGAGATATTTAATCCATTCATTTCCATATTACCTAATTGCAACACGCTTTCGTTATTAGAAAACACGCCAGAAACATTTGTAAGTTGCAACTTTACTCTATTAAAATTATTAAGATTTACTGTAATGTCATTATACAACGGATCTTCTAAAATACCAACTTTACGATATTTGCCATATACTGGGAAAGTATATCCTTGAGTTGAACCATTAGCGATATTAACAGTTATGCCAACATACGATGCGCCAAGTTCAGAATATGTATTTGAGCCATGACCAGTTGCTGGCGAAATAGTAGGAGCAGCTTTTGCACCACTACCATAATTCGAATTAGCTGAGATTGCAATTGTAGCATTAGAGTAATTAGATCCAGGATTAATTACTACAATTTGCTGAATGTTATTTGTAGAATTCGTTGCAGTATTAACAACTGTATATGCCGATGCATTCGATCCATCTCCAGTAACCGTTACTGTCGGTGAAATTATATATTGAGTAAGAGCATTTGGAATCGTGTAATATGAAATTAAATTAGCAGTTCCAAGAGAAACATAAGTTGATGAATCTCTAGCAGTAAGAGTTTGCCCAAGAACAAAAGTTCCAGTAGGAGCAGTAGTTGTTATATTAGGATAACTAATTTGAGAAACAATAGATGCTTTTTGTAATGACGATTCGCCTCTTACAAAAAGTCCAGGAGTAATTGTTCCATTTACATTGCTAAGGATAAGTGTCGATGAATTAGCATATGATATAATAGCATTTGCACCTTGATAGATATTGTTAATATCTACTTGGTCTATTTTTTCACCGATGATAAAACTTTGACCGATAGTAGCTACGTTATTATAAGTTAAATTGATACCATTAAGATTTGTATTCGAAATATAAGCATTTGCAGAAGTTAATGTGGTCGATAATATGTCGGCTGCATAAGGCATTAAATAATATGAATTAGCAACAAGAGTATTTGAAAATGCAGTTGCTGTAGTTACAACTGTAGTATTAACAGCTGTAATTCTTCGCATATTAGTATTTGCATTAGAACCAACACGAATATAATTATTTACAGAAAATGTAGTATTCGCTGTTCCAGTTGAAATATAAACGTAACTTAAACCATTATTGCTTGTCGATACAGTATTAATAACCGCATTCGAACTAGAACTAACACCTTTAGCTTGATAAGAATTTGACCAAGAACCAGTTGATTTGCCAACATAAATTGTAGAACTATTCGAACTAAAAACAATACCATTTGCTGTATTGGCAGAACCGTTACTTTGATAAATTGTTTCGCCAACTGTAAATGCGCCAGTATTCGAAGTTATATTTAATACTTGAAATGGCTGGACAGTAGCAGTACCTGATTGTATCGATCCGCCTTGAGTAGTATCATAGATAGGAATATTAAGAGAAAATACGTTTGCGCCACTATTACGAACAACTTTAAGAACTGTTGAATTGGCAGTTATAATTGTACCATTTGCACCAGTATCTGTTTGAATAATTGTATCGCCAACTTGAAAAATTCCTTGAGGATAATAGTAAGCAATGCTGTCGATATTTTGAGTTAAAATATTTCCAACAGAAATAGAACCAGTTTGTGCTGATAAATTGAATACGGCATAAGTGTTAAATGCAGGTGTTACAGTAACTAATTTGTTAAGTCCATCATATTTTGTAATTTTACTAACTTGTCCCGCACCGAAACCAGCATTTAAATACATCGATGAACCAGTATAGTAATCATTATATGGAGATGCTCCACTATCGATACTTACTGTGTGATTATTAACAGTTGATGTTAAATATCCAGAATAATATGTTTGATAATTATTACCGCCAGCAGTAACACGAATAACGTCGATAGTTCCTCCGACAGCATTTGAAGTTACGTTTGCATTTGGCGTTACTGGAATGTATGTGTTTGATGTGAAATTAGTATTAGCATTAGTACTAATGCTATACATATATTTCCACGTATACCCATCAGATGTATTAAATGTACCATATGGAGTTGTGAGAGATGGTTTTACTGTTGAGTTGGCACCATTATTATTATCGATTACTTTATAAACTTCGTAATTGTCCGTAACAACGAAAAACTTTTTAGAATACATATTACCATCATTTTGATCATATCTATCAAAATATGTATTATTAGCCCAGTCATATCTAGGAATCATTTGAATGATATTATTGTTACTGATTCTTAAACCAAAAGTAAGGTCATCATAAATTACTGATTCGTGTTGAGAAACCGAAGCATTTGCTACAAGAACATTCGAATCATTAATTTGACCATTCGCATCCGTCCACGGTGTTGGTTTGCCAAAATACATAAAATATGCTTTTCTAGAATTCGTTATGTTTGTAATAAACGAATTTACAGCATCAAGATATTGGTGAATAGTTAGTACTGCCATTTTAATTCCAACGGTTGTTTATTGTTATATTTATGATGTTGTTTGGACAAGTGAGAAAGATACTGGTGCTGATTCTTGATTTGTTATATTACTAACAACAGAAAATTTTCCGTAAAGAGCAACACCTGATGGATGAACTAAATCTCTTACGAATTTTTCATATGTATCAATCATTCTTGTTGCGATAATTTGATACGAATAAACTTGATAAAATTCGTCATCCTGAAGATATATAGTATCGCTAGTAAAACCACTATTATTTTCATAAAAACCTTGCCCAGCGCCATCTTTATCAACTATAGCAAAACCTGTTATTGATGAAACATTATTTGTGCTTACTAAATTTATATATTCTTCTGGGTTATAACCGAATCCAGAGTCAACTATTTTTACAGCAGAAACAACGCCAGACGAAATACCTGCTACTGCAGTAACAGTAGCATTTTTTCCCCAAACACCGCCAAATCCATCAGGTATACCAACATCGGCAACATATGGTTCTACTATTGTAACAGTAGGATTTGCGGAATAACCAACTCCTGGATTCACGCCATTAATATAAGTTATCTGACCAATTTGTTTTGCAATAATATTTAATGCATTAAATATTTTTGTATCTAAATTACTAGCTGATGGATTTGCTGGAAAATAATTCCAATCTGTTAATCTATTAACAGCAGAAACAACTGCAGTTTTTCCAGAGCTTTGACCCGTAAGAGTACTTCCTGGAATAAAATAACCAATAGTATTGGTAGAATTAAACACTGTTACTAATGTCGTATTAGATACTACAGCATTTACAACACCATTACCAGTAACTGTAACTTTAGGAAATGTTGCATTTACTTTAACAACGGATCCTGTTGTATTACTTATCAAATAAGTTCCTGGAACAACATTAGCGTTGTTTAAATTTGTATCGGTACCTGTAATGTATAACATAGATCCGTCAGAATTATAAACTGTTAATCCTGAAATCCCAAGTGATGTATTTGATATCGATTCGCCATTTGATATAGATCCAGAAATATATGAAACATCTAGATGTTTAACATTTGCGGATGCAGTTACCAATTCGTTATTTGTAAAAGCTCCTGTAGAAGATACAGTATTAATTGAAAAACCTTCAGTACTAATATCAAGTACAGTATTATATACGTTGTTTATAATATCAGTATTATAGTTAAAAATTTGAATATTTGTGATGCCGCCAACTTTAAACGTAGCACCAGAACCATAACCGCCTGTTACTGTAACAACAGCATCTGTGCCATATCCATAACCGCCATTAACAAGAGTGAATGAAACTTTACCATTGTCAACTTGAGTCGCAACAACTTGCGCAACACCGCCAGTGCCGCTGCCCTGAACTGTCAACAGATCGCCAGTTTTATAATTTGCTCCGCCGCTTGTTATAGCAATAGCCGAAAGAGACCCAATTATAATCGGTGCATTGCTAACAGTAATATTAGGAAACTGACGTGAAAATATTTGATCGTCGTATTTAAATGTGCCGTTTAAATTTGATAAGAATAAAATATTTACTGTTTTTTGATTAACTGTTTTTTTAAAATAACTTTCGACGACAGCTGTCGCGCCAGAACTACTATAAATTTCATAACCAACTAATTGCTGTAAATTTGAAAAATTCGTTACTTCAATATATCTTGGGATATTCCAAACTGCATCTGATGATTTAAAAAGATAATTTCCAGGAATATAAATGTCAATATCTTCATTGAACAACATACGGAATAAAAGTCTGTATGAATTATCTGTGCCTTTTGATCTATATAAGTCAATAATATGCTTGACTAAAAGTTTAGGATCCGCTATAATAGATATTGGGAGTGATTGAATATACTTGTCTTTAAAGTATTGAATGAACTTAGGTAGAGTTGTATCGATATCAGTATACTCAAGCATCGATCTAGCTTCGAATGTAACTTGACCTATCTCTTCGAGCCACTGATAATAACTTTCAATAAATGCAATGAAATTCGGTCCCTGTGTTTTATAAAACGCTGGAAATTGAGAAGCAATTAATGGAGATATTATCTTTGAAATTTGCATTATACAGCATTTACCATTACAGTAGTTGAACCCAAATCGATTTCTACAATATTATTCGAATTGCCGATAATATCATTATACGTAGAAGTTGCAAATACTTTTATACCAATACCATCTATGAAACTATAAACTGTTATATTTTTAATACTTAAAGTACCGCTCATATAATCGATTGTTCCGACATTTATATAATTTTGAGTATTATTTGTTGTAATTTGTTTTAAGTATAAAATTCCAGTAATTCCAACAGCATTTGGATTAACATCGGTAATCTGGTATGTATTACCATCAGTTAAAATAAAACTGCTACTTGTAATACTTCCCATATTAAGTTCATTACCAAAAGAAGTTGTTAATGAAGTAACAGTATTAAGAGTAGGCTCTAGCAATTTATAAATTTGTATCGATGTTAAATTGCCATTAATACTCGAATTCGTATTATCGATAGCCTCAAGCAATTTAGAATATCTAAATGTAGTATCGAATTTTTGAAGATATGTTAAATTAAAATTAGAAATACTATTCAATACAGCTGATTGAAAATCAACTGGTGTTAATGAAGTATTCGTAAAATTGACATTTATAACAACCGTTGGAACTATGTAAACATAATTAGGATCGATAATTTTATTTGTGATATTAATTACTTTTTTTGTTAAAAGATATGTTAATATGTCAGCTTTTCTTTGATTAGCAAGTGGTGCTCCACTGTATGTCGAAGGTGAAATATAAACTACACCATACTCTGGATTAGGAAGAGTTTCTCCTCCGAATACGTTTACATCTTCAACATCATTAAAGTTATCAAGAATTAATGTTTTATAATCGCTGGTTGTTACAGCTCTATCCTGAACTTGGTATGAACGAGGTGCTCTAAAACGAATTGACTCAATACTTTCTGGATCAGAACCGTTTGAACTATTTGAAACAGTAGTAACAGTAGATATAGCTGTACCGCCATTATACGAACCGAGATCTTGATTTAAGAAAAATGTAGAAACACCACTACCTGATGAACCTTTTGTAATTCTATATGTGATGATAATAACAGAAGTGTTTAGAGGATAGTCGCCAAAAACTCCATCGCCAAATACGATTTCATATTGGCCATTTTGAGCAGCTTGTAAAAAATATACCGTTGAATTAGAGTTTAATCCAAATAGACTAGTCGCCTGTGTATAGATTATATTATTGCTTCCGTTGTTTTCTGAAACAGTAACAGCTATACTTCCAGTATCAACCGATGCATTCGAAAGAATAAATCTTTGAGATAGTTGAGTATAATCAACAATAAATGATTCGTTGATATATGTGCCTTCATAGATTGACACGTTACTAAACGTAAATGTATTCGATGAAGATATTGATGTTAGATTAGTATTAGTTGAAAATGTAAATGAACCGTTAGAATTCGTACCAGAAAAAGAAGTACCTTTTGGTATTACAAACGAGCCAGTTGTAATACCAGTAGTATCAAATGACAAATTAACAACAGCTTCAGCAGAAGTTGCCGATGATGGAATATAATTTAATTCTTTGGCATGCGAAACAACACTATCTCTTAATTGTGCGCTATCAAGAAAACTTTCAGCAGCAACCATATTAAGATAAAATGAATTTAAATATGTATTATACGAAAGAACGTCTAAAAGGACATTCATATTCGAACCAGTAAAATCATAATCTTGAAAAATAGTTTGTGACTGTAGATATGTTTGTAAACTAGATTTAAGAGTATCAAAATCAAGAGATGTTAAATTAAAAGAACTATTAGCCATGTTATCTTGCTCTCGATACAGTTAAATTGATATTTACTGGTGTTGTGCTATTTATAATAGAAAATATAATATCTACGATAAATGAATTTTTGTCGGGTGAAGGATATACAACAACATTTAATAAATTTGCTCTTGGTTCGAAATTTTGAATTGTTGTTTTTATATCATAAGTTAAATTTTGTGCGGTAATTTCATCAGCAAATTCAAAAAGAGAACCGTTTACGTTACCACCAACATTCGGTTGAAATAATCTTTCGTTATAATTTGTTAATACGAGATTAGTTATCGACTGACGAACTGAGTTCTCGTTAGTTACTTTTGCTAACTGATTATTAAATGGTACTCTATCAAAATTGTCTAAAAAATCCGAGAACAGAATCTGTTTCTTCTGTAATTGAGTAAATTTATCTGCTCTCGTAGTCCCAACCATTTTAAATCCTTTTATGGATATTTAGTTAAGTATTTGATGTTGATGTATTAGAAGTATCTGGTAGATTTGGATCTGTAACAACAGTAATACTTCCATCGTCTTCGATAATAGTTACAATTCCTGTTTGAACATCTACTTGAATAATTGACATGTTTTCCTCATTCGTAAAGTATGTTAACGGAGCCAGCATCAAAAGTATCAGTGCCACCAACTGTTGTAACTTGAATTGCAGTTAATTGTGCAGATAGTGGTACTGATCCAGTACTAATTCTAAATCCACCACCGTTAGATTCTCCAATAGAACCAGTCATAGCCCATGTATTTCCAGATAAATTAACAAAAGTTGCTATACCATTCATCAATGATGTTGCCGCAGGAGATATAAAAATTACAAATGCTGTTGTAAAATTAGTAGAAGAAGCACCAATAGCTGTTGCAATTCCAAGATAACCAGAAGTTGTATAAGTTGTGGAACCTGTTCCAAGCTGAACTATTATTGAGTTTGTTCCACTTGTTGAAACACCACTCAACATTACAGTAATTCTTTTCACCCAAGAAGGAATTGCTGTAAATTGAATTGCAGTTCCAGAAGTAGATGCAACTGCAGTTGCAGAAGTAATTAAACTACTTCCTAGAGTTTTATTTGTAAGTATCTGAGCATCAGTTGTGCCTACACCCGTGCTACCCGATGGCAGTGTAATACCGTTTGTACCATCAATCGTTATTGCCATTTATTTTCTCTCATTCGTAAAGGATGTTGACGGAGCCAGCAGTAAAAGTACTTGTGCTACCCACTGATGTAAGTATAACTTGAGTTAATGTAGAACCCAATGCAATTGATCCAGAACTCGTAGTCATTCCATTCGTTCCGTTAAATAAACCAACACCTGTTGCTATCCAAGTATTTCCTGTCAAAAGAGTAAATACCATTGTTCCAGTGTATGTAGTACCAGAACCAGTATTTTGACCAATTGGGAAACCTGTTGTTAACGCTCCAGTAGCACCAGAACCTGCGCCATTATATTGTGTCGAAGCAGCCGTGTATCCTGTTGTAGTTGCTCCACCGCTGGTTCCTAATTGGAATTGGATAACATTCGAACCGTTTGTTGTTATACCACTATACATAAGAGTAATACGTTTTACCCAACTTGGAATCGAACCAAATGTAATTGTAGTTCCAGATGTGGTTGCTTGCACCGTCGCAGATACGATATTCGTAGACACACCCTGCACCGCAGCCGTGCCTGTACCAGCTGGAATAGTAACAGTGTTAGTACCATTTTGTTGAAACTGAATTACACCAGAGTTATCAGATGTTACCTGAAGACCAGATGCCGTAGTTGCGTTTATTGTGACTGCCATTTATTTTCTCTCATTCGTAAAGGATGTTGACAGAGCCAGTAGAAAATACCGCAGATCCACCGGTAGTTCCAATTTGCAAACGATCTACAGTACCAGACATTGTGACTGACCCGCCACCGACATAGCCTGAGCCAGCACTAGAGTAAAACATAAAGGATGCGGTCCAAATATTGTTACCCAAGTAGCTGAGAATAAATTGACCAGAAAGTCCTAAATTCGCAGCAGCTGCAAAAGATAAAGGAAATTGTGTTGTTGAAGTTAATGCCGAACTATTGTTCAACTGAGATACCAATGCGGTATATCCAGATGATTGAATTGAACCACTACCAAGCTGCAAAATAGGCTGAGATGACGTTGAACCTGTGCTAAGGTTGGATAAACACGCCGTAATACGTTTTGCCCATGAGGGAATACCTGTGAATAAAACTGCCGTTCCTGAGGATGGGCTTTGAACAGTTCCGCTGACAATATTCGTAGAAACATTTTGTGCTGTAATAGTACCAGTACCTACTGGAAGATAAAGAGTACTAGAGCCAGCAGTAGCATTAGCCTGAAGGATTACCGAACCGCTAGTGTCGCCATTGATTGTTATTGAACTCATAATACCACCCACTTACTACCTGAAGGAATTGTTACCACAACACCACTATTTATTGTTAATGGACCAACTGACATTGCAGATTTACCAGTCGTAATTGTATAACTAGAAGTTAATGTTTTACTGTTTTCGTGAAATACACCACCGACTGAAACAACTACAGAGTTAACAACAGTATTTACAGTTGAGTTACCGAAAGAAATATTGTTACTGAATAGATATTGCGCCGCTGTATTTACACCTGCAGATGCCGTACCCCAGTAAGGCGAACCAGTAACACCGTTTGAAATAAGAACTTGACCAGATGTACCAACTGAAGCATTGGCAGAAAATGGCGTTGTGATAGTTAGCTGTGTAGTATTAGCTATAAAGGTAGTACCGACTGTGTGTGAAGCAGCATTTATAGCAGCCGATGGCGCATTAAGTAATGTACCTTGAATATATGCGTTACCATTAACTGATAACTTATCTACAGGAGTGGTGTTGCCGATACCCAAGTTGCCGTTAGAAGCTAAACGCATTGTTTCTGGAACTGCAACACCGTTTAACGTAGAACTACCGGTACCAAATGTTATGCCGCTGTCATTGTAGCTCGTTCCAGTCCCGCCGTTGAACTGAATAAATGCCATCCAAGTAGCGTCTATCTTTTGCTGCAGTCTGGTACCAGCACCGTCCCAACCGGTGTTTGCTATCATTCTAGTATTAGTAATTTCTAGAGAGTCAGCATTACCATCTGTACTTCCATACCTCTGATAAAAAATCTGACTGTTGGCGGTAGCACCAAGAGCACCACCGCTGTTACCCATGTCTATCTTAAACGAAGGAGTACTATAACCGCTAACACCGATATTACCGTTTGATACGAAATATGCAGCCGTACCGATGGTAGCTGTATTGGTCGAGACTACTAGTGAAGCTGTGTTAGTCATTGTCGAGTTGGCGGTGAATGCAGTCCCTACCGCATAAGATGCAGCATTAACAACACCAGTATGGTATACGCCTAACGTATTCGCGATAAAAGAAGTAGAAACAGTATACGATGCTGCGTTAATAGTACCAACAGCATAAACGCCACCGTTAGCGGCTAGTGTCATCGATGTTGTTGCGTTGGCTTGAAAAACGAGAGAACTTCCAGAGCCACTAGCTGCTACTATTGCGGTTAAAGTATTTGCACTAAAAAGAGCTAATTGAGATGATTGTGCAGAATCTGTTATTTGGAAAATACCAGCCGTAGTATCAGTTCCACCACCAGCATATGCTCTATAACTAAAATTTCCTGAACCTGTTCTTGCAGCAACACCACTAGAATTAATAGTTACGTTGCCTGATCCAACAGTAACTGATGTATCAATAGTTGCTGTTCCATAAATTCTAGTACCACTTTGTAAATTTGCCATATAAATTTTCCTAATTAATAGTTATTTATGTTGGTTTTGTAACTTCATCAAATATGCCAGAAATTCGTAAAGTTCCATTTGCAAAAAGTTTTTGGGCTAACCCAGCAGTAATTGGATTTATCGTAACTTCATCAAATATTCCTGTATTGGCAATTAAAAATGTACCATTACTATATGTTCTAGTAGCTACACCCGTTAAACCAGTTACTTCATCAAATGTTCCAACAGTATAAAAATTACCAGATGAATTTAATCTTGTTACGTATGTTGGTGGTGTGTAGGTAATAACAATGATACCCGCACCAGCAGCACCACTAGTATCGCCATTCTGGTTTCCTTGACCACCACCATATTTTCCGCCAGAACCCGTTGTTGTATTAGGACCATTAGTAGAAGTACCCGCACCAGAACCACCTCCTGGACCTGCAACTGCAGTAAATGTTGCAGTATGTGTACCAGATTGTGTACCAGTTGTATTAATAGCTGTTCCATTAAGAGTGGCAGCTATATTAAATGTGGTAGTAGAGGTAACGCCACCAGAAAAAATAGCAAGAACGTAATAAGTTGTACCAGCTGTAATACCTGTTGGAAGTGCACCAGTAGTAGAAAATACAACAGGTGTTCCAGATTGAGGAGCAGTAGCAACAGTAAATACGCCTGGATTAGCAATACTAATAGTAACAGTTTGGGAAGTAGTGCTGGTTGCAGTCCAGTAAACACCTACGCCACCTTCTCCGCCTCTATAGTTTCCTCCACCTGCTCCGCCGCCACCACCACCGCCACCTGCTCCTGTACCTCCTGGCGAATTAAAACCACTACCAGCAGAACCAGTCGGCGTTCCACCTCCTGTACCACCTACGCTAGCACTACCATTAGTACCACCATTACCGCCACCGCCACCGCCACCAGTACCGTTATTTGATGGACCACCAGTACCACCAGCTCCATTTGGTCCTGCAGCGCCACCACCGCCACCGCCACCGCCATTTACACCACCAGTGCCTCCATTACCACCACTAAAAGCAGCAGCTGAAGGAATAGAAGCAGATGCTTGTCCACCTAAACCACCTGTAGTATTAGAACTAAAAGAACCGCCTTTTGCAAGTAATCCAGTTGCAGAAGATGATGGCGCAGAAGCAGCTGCTGTATTAAACCAAGTATCTCCGCCATTAGCTGTAGGGGTTGCAGCACCCGTACCAACACTAATATTAACTACTTGTCCTGGAGTTAAAGAAAAATTACTTAATTTAGTATATGCACCACCGCCACCACCTGCACCGCCAGCTGGCCAAGCAGAACCCGATCCACCGCCACCACCGATGGCTTCAATAGTATTATTACTAGATGAAAAATCAGAAGGAACAGTCCATGTTGATCCACTAGCAGTAGTAAGAATTATAACTTTAGTTGCCATTATCCAAATACCGTATCGAGACTACCAGTTGATGCATTATAATATGTATACGCCTGATTGGCACCAGCTGAGTTAGCATAACCGATACGACCTGCAGTATACACGTTACCGTTTGCAGCTATACCACCATATGAAATAATAGCACCAGCGATAGCATTAGGAGAAGCGTTGGTGCTAGTAAATAATGTTTGGTTAGCAGAAAATGTTTGAGTATTCGTCCAGCTATATTGAGCGGCAGTATTAATTGTTACTGTTACAGATGCCCAGTATGCATTACTTGTTCCGTTAGAAGTAAGAACTTGTCCTACAGTACCGTTCGAACCTGCAAGAAAAATTGCAGAGTTAACATAAAGAGCAGTATTGTTCGCAACAAATGTGCCGCCAGTTGTAAGATGAGATATCGAACTTACTACGTTGGTTGTGAAAATACCATTATTGTTAGCAGTGACTACAGCACCGATTGTATATGAAGCTGCATTTACAGTACCAGTAGTATAAACACCTAAAGTGTTTGCAATAAACGAACTGCCGATTGTATATGAAGTAGAATTAATTGTAGAAGCATTAACTGTACCAGTGGTGTACATACCCGATAAGTTAGCGATTAATACGCTTGCAGTAGCGTTACTAATCGCAACAGAAACTGCAGTTATTGTTACGTTTCCTGCAGAGTTTGCTACTGAAATAGTTCCAGTAGTTTGGGTAGTGCTACTATTACCAATTGTAAATGCGCCAGTATTCGCCAATGTAATTGTTGGTGAAGTACTCGTATTACCAGTCCATAAAAGATTAGTAGAATTGAATACCGCATTAGCACCTGAATAATGATTAGCAGCATTAGCATTACCAGTCGTTGTAAACGCAGAAGCATTAACGATACCAGTCGCAAGTATACTTGTTGCTCCAGCAGTTATCTGTACGTTACCAGCAGAGTTAGCTACTGTTATAGAACCAGTAGTTTGAGTAGTACTACTATTACCAATACTAAATGCGCCAGTATTTGCTAATGTAATTGTTGGAGAAGTACTCGTGTTACCAGTCCATAATATACTAGCACTATTAACAATTAAGTTAGAACCAGAATAAAAATTAACAGCATTAGCATTACCAGTCGTTGTAAATGATGCAGCGTTTACGGTACCAGTAGTGTAGACGCCAGTAGCATTGGCAACAAATGCAGTACCTACAGTATAAGATGTAGCATTTATTACGTTATTAGCAGCACTCATAACTACGTTACCGTTAAAAGTAACTACGTTGCTGAACGATTGAGTATTAGTCCAAGCATACTGGGCAGCAGTATTAACGGAAGCTGCTGCACTTATAGTCGACCAGTATACGTTACTGGCGCCATTTGATGTAAGAACTTGTCCAACTGTTCCTTGTGAACCAGCAGAATCAATAATAGAAATACCAGTAGAAATTTTTAAATTGCCACCTAGATATGTTGTTCCGTTAATTGATAATTTGTCTCCTGGAGCAGTATTTCCAATACCTACGTTACCGGATCCGGCATCTAATCTAAAACCTTCTATTTCAGCACCACCACCAGAAACCATATAATATAATTGTACAAGATTACCTTTTAATCTTAAATTGTTCCAGCCAGTTCCAGGAGTTACTGAAATAATTTCTCCATAACCACCAGCACTGTTCCAACCTATACCAAGAGCTGGTGTTGTTGTTCCAAGAGTTGGTGGTCCGAATACAGCATAAGTTTTATCCCATGCAGTGCCTCCGCCAGTCGAATCATTCATACCGACTTGTAATGCTGCAATTCTATTTGTAGAATTTACATAAACAGATGTACCAGTAATTATATTTTTAACAAAAGTACCAGAATCATTCGCAACAAAAAAGTTAGATGATGTAGTATTACTGAATGAAATAGAGGTTGGTGTTAAAGTAACATTTCCTGACGTATTAACAACACCTTGAGATGAAACATTAATGTAACTATAAAAACTGCTATTACCAGTAAAGAAAACAGTAGAATTAGTTTGCGTATTAACAGTAGAATTACCAATCGAAATTAAAGTTGGAGTAATTGTTGTAGAGTTAACAATTGTATTGTTGTCTGATAATGTAAAGGTATTTGCAGTAAGTAATGAATTGAATCCATTAGTATCTGCTAATGATATTCCGTTAGCAGCTACTGATTGGTAATTTCCAATATTATCAATAAAATTAATAGAATTGCTGTATACGTTTGTTGTTGAATAAAATGACAAACCTCCAGTAAAACTATAATTTTGTGTTGTGTCTAATCCAGGAACATTTCCCCAATAAGTATTTGTTCCAGTACTGATTAATATACTTCCACTATTACCATACGAACCATTTGCAATTAAACCGCCAGTTACAGTAACGTCACCGCCAAAAGTAGCATTATTAGAATTAATTGTTGTGACGATACTATTAGAAGAAATAACAAGATTACTTTGGTTCATACTGATGTTTGCAATTTCAGTACCAATAACAAGATTAGAACCGTAAACAGTAACCTGCCCAGCTTGCATTAAAGTATATTTTGAAGTACCGCCACCTAATCTAAAAACTGAACTGTTAACAAAAAATGCATTTTGTGTTGGATCTACTAATCCATTAACTGAAGTTCCAACTGTAATTTGACTTGGCTGTAATTGTAGAGCACTCGTTAATCCAGAAATTGCTAATGATGAAGAGTTAGCAAACATATTAGCAGTACTGTTACCAGTATAAATCGTAGAAGGTGTTACCCTAACAGCTGTTGAAGAATTAGCAACTTCCATGTAAATAGAATTATAAGCTGAAACTGTACCAGAAGTTGCAGTAGTTGAAGCTATCGAATATTTTACAACAGAAGATGTAGGATAACTGATAGGTCTATCGGTAACCCAAGACACTGAACTTGAAACTGATTTAGGCGAACCTAATGATCCAGCCGCTAAAGTAAAAGCTATATCAGTACTACTTGGAGCAATATCAAAAGTATTAGCAGTTGGAACTGCATTACTAACTAAAGTACCAGTATATGGTCCTCTCGTTATTGTTGTATTTAAAGTCATTCCGGAAACAGAGCCAGCAAAAGCAACATATCCAGAAATTATTCCAGATAAATTTGATCCTAAATTATTAAGACTGTTGCCGACAGTAAATGTAGCAGATGCTCCAGTGCCCGAAGTATTAGTAATTATTACCCAACCGCCCAGCGAACCTCCTATAGATCCTGCTGGAATATTCGTTCCTGTAGTAGTATAAATTCCAGGTTCTGCTTTTAAAAACACCCATTGTCCTGTCGTAAATGGATGATATTGTGCTGATATTACAAATGCATTTCCAGTAATTGTCGTTGAGCTAACAGTCTGGGATTGGTTAACGACCCAGTTATTTCCACTACCACTTACAATATAAGTACCGTTTAATACGTTTGAACCAGTAAGATATTGACCGATCGCAATCGTGCCTGTTGGACTTCCAGTAACTGTAAGAGCGGTTCCGGAAATAGAAGCAGTAAACGAAGAAGTTGTTAATGCCCAAGTTGAACCATATATTGTACTTGTGCCGCTAACGAAAGAAGTTCCCTGAAAAAGATATTTCCATCTTGGTAGAGAAATCGTACCTGCGGCTGTAGTTAATGCTGCTGGAGTATAAGGTGTACCAACTACAGAATTTAAATTAAATAAAACAAAAGTATTACTAGAAGCAGATGCTCCAGTATAAGGAAATTGTCTTTGTCCACTAAAATCTGAACTACTTCCAGCTGTCGGTAATGATGCTGTACCTAAACTTAAATTTGCTGCTAATTGTACGTAAGCATTTGCACCAGTTCCTGTTACAGCAGCAGTTGTATAATATGAATAACCACCAGTAGTTGGAAGTGTAATATTAAAAGAGTTTGGTGTCGATGTAGGAACTGATGCAATACTAAAAATTTTATTATTCAACAAATAAACTAACGAAACACTACTCATAGTTATTGGAGTGTATCTAGTAATTGTTGTAGATCCGACAGCCGATCCAGGTTTTGGTAATACGTTGTATGTACCAGCACCACCAGTGCCAGTTCCTAATGAAGCGATGTATGTTCCCTGTGGTACGTTCGTTCCAGAAAGATATTGTCCAACAGCAATACCAGTTGGCGAACCCGTAACCGTCATAATACCAGTAGTTGCGATAGATGCAGTAAATGTACCACCGACTGCAACAGTTGATGATGCACTAAGATTATAAGTATTAGGAGATGATCCTGCTCCAGTAATATAAGTTCCGGAAGTAACACCACTTCCACTTATAACTTGACCAGCCGCAAATGTAACTCCTGTAGGAACAGAATTTACTGTAAGAACCGTTCCGGAAATAGTACCGCCAAACGAAAATGCCGTAGTATTAATCGCCCCAGAAGTAACGCCATTAAATTGAATATAAGAACCAACATCAAGATTATGTGCCGTTGGCATTGCTACTGTAAGAGTTGCAGAAAGAGCCGTTGGCGCAGTACCAATAGATTTAAATGATGATACTGAAGCAGAATAAACATTAGTTGAAGATGAAGATAAAGTTACAGCTTGTGCGCCAGTAAAAAGATAAGGACTCGATAAAGAAAAATATGCATTTGGAGAACCAGAAAATGGATCAAACGACATACCCGTTACAGATATACTTGCTGTATCTGTAAATGAAGGTATATTTACATACATACCATTAGATAGACCATGAACGGTTGTTGTGTTAAAATGTAAATTACTTGCGCCACCAGTAGTCCAATATGAAGAAATAGTATTCGTAATCGATGGAAAATTAGCATAAGTTAAAGTGTTACTATTAGGAGTAGAAGTTACTGTATAAGAACCATTATATGTTAAAGGTGCATAATTTGGATCAACAGGAATACCAGAAACAGCTATTGGATCTGATGTATTAAATCCATGAGGACTTGTTGTAATAATAGTAGCTACGCCAGATGTTCTTTGAACAGAGGCAATATTAGCAGCAAAAGGAGTATAAATTGTAAAACCGTTAGCCGCTACTATACCCGAAACTTCATAAGTATTATTAAATTTTGCCGCAGCTCCAGGTAAACTCGATAATGTTACATACTGACCTTTTGTTGGCGCAACGAAATTAGTATTCGTTGTCGTATAAATTGTTAAATTAGAACCATCATACGAATAAGTATTAACTGTTAATGATTGCGAAAAAGCATTAAGATTAAACTGCGCATTAGCGATACTATTACCACTGAAAATAATTTTCGGTGACATCTGAGAATTGCTAACCGAATTACTTACAGAAATAAATATAGAATTTATAACAGAATTTATACTGCTATTACCAGCGAACAAACCAATAGCATTAATAGAGCTATTAACACTGCTATTACCGACACTGATACCTTGGTCAATCGTTACATTAGTTGCATTTAAAGAAGTTGCCGTTATAGTACAAGCAGTTAATGAAGATTGAGATGCACCAATAGCAATAAGAGCACTACCATTCGAAGAGTACAAAATTCCATCGGTTAAGTTAATTGCTAACTCACCTGGATTTATATATTGTCCATTACTAGAACTTGTGGTGTTTGGTTGTCTACCAGCCACCGTAGTTCTTTTAATTTGTAATATTGTATTAGCCATATGGCATCCTCTTTAACGGTATATACCGAGGTATCAATTTAATGTATTTATTAGAAAGTTCCGCCGTCTAAATTAATTGGCGAAGTAAATATAAGATTTGCAGTATAAAGAGCAGCTGTATATGTTACGTTTGAATTGAATATTGTATTGGTTCCACCAAATGTATTATTTCCAGTATAAGTTGTGTTATTAGAAGTATATGCATTTACAGCATTAGAATAAGCAGTTGTTGCATTAGAAGTAACAGAACCTGTGGTTGCATAATTACTAAGATTAGATGATAACTGCGCATTAGAAACTACGTTAGCTGCAGATACAGTTCCAACGAAAGATGTATTATTCGCAGTACCACTAAATGCTGTAGAATTAATTACTACACTAACTGATGTATTACCAATGAAAATATTAGAAGAAGAAATATTAGCATATGCTATACTATTACCAAGTTGAATTAGTGAAGTGTTTACATATAAAAGATTAGCAGTAGTAGCAAACGCAGCACCTTGAGGAGCATAAACTGGATAACCTCCAGGACCATTATTAAGAGGACCTCCAATTGTAATAGCAGGTCCATATTGAGTACTACCGCCACCTCCGCCAAGAAGATTTGGAGAAATAGATATATTAAGAGTTGCATTACCAGTAAATATATGATCTGAGTACATAGCCGAGTTTACGCTACTATTACCAACAGATATATCATTATTTACAGATACATGGTTAGCCGATAAACTATTCGTAGTAATAGAATTTGCAACAATATTACCTACAGCAGAATCACTAGCCCAGTAAACACCAGTACCATTAGAAGCTAGTACTGTACCATTAGCACCAAATGCACCGTTTGCGATAATTTGTTTAAGAGTAATCGAACTTGAGTTTATGCTTAATGTATTGCTACCAAAAGTAACAGCAATATTACTTGTAAATGTTGCTCCAGAAAGTAATGCATAATTACTAAGATTAGATGATAACTGCGCATTAGAAACTACGTTAGCTGCTGTAACAGACCCAACGTATAATGTATTATTTGATGTTTGACTGTAATTCGTGGTGTTGATTATAGCATAAACAGAAGTATTGCCAATGTTTATAGTATTAGCCCAAAAATTTGCGATATGAAAAGAAGGATCTGTTGTTACAATATTTATAGCTTGGTCTGGTTCTGGAGTATAATTATCAAATACTTTCCAGTAACCGTCCGCATAATCTCTCATTATACCAGAATGGTGATAAGATCCATCATTATAACCACCAACGATACCAAGATCTGGATTTATTCCTGATTTATAAGATGCAGTACCATTTGATGTAAATGTACCAGTAAATGTATTCGAAACTTGAAATGTAGAAGAATTTGCGAATAATACAGGAACATAATTTGCATTATTGAAACCAGAAGGTACAATTCCTGTTATAGAAACGACACCTAAATTACTAAAAGCATTAAGTGCAGTATACGTAATAACAGAACCGTTACCAGAAGCATTAGTAACTGTTGCAGTGGCAGGTTCATTAAGGTACAACATATTATCCACTGTCGTAAAGTTAGCTGCATTAACAGTAACAGTTGTACCATAAACATTTAAATTTCCAGAAATAGTTACGTTTCTTCCAACATTAAGATCATATGTTGTTTGTATATTATTTGCTGTGACATTGCCTGTAAATGTTGCTCCAGTAAGAGCTGCATAATTTGTGAGGTTAGAAGACAGTTGACCATTAGAAACTACGTTAGCTGCAGATACAGAACCAACGAATAACGTATTATTAGCAGTTAAAGTAGCTACGTTAGCAGACAAACCAGCTGTTGTTTGGTAGTTAGCTAAGTTGTTATTTAAATTTGTAGCAGTAACATAATTACTCAAGTTGCTTGATAACTGGGCATTTGATACAACATTAGCTGCAGATACAGAACCAACAAAATTTGTATTATTTGAAGTTAAAGTAGCTACGTTAGCAGATAACCCAGCAGTAGTTTGATAATTACTCAAGTTGCTTGATAACTGGGCATTTGATACGACATTAGCTGCAGATACAGAACCAACAAAATTTGTATTATTTGAAGTTAGTGTAGCTACATTTGCCGACAAACCAGCTGTGGTTTGGTAGTTAGTTAAGTTAGATGATAGCTGGGAATTACTTACTACGTTAGCCGCAGATACAGAACCAACAAAATTTGTATTATTTGCAGTTAAAGTAGCTACGTTAGCAGATAACCCAGCAGTAGTTTGATAGTTGGCAAGATTAGCAACTAATTGAGCATTCGATACGACATTAGCTGCAGATACAGAACCAACGAAAGATGTATTATTTGAAGTTAGTGTAGCTACGTTAGCAGATAAACCAGCAGTAGTTTGATAGTTAGCTAAATTGTTAGTTAAATTTGTAGCAGTAACGTAATTGGCAAGATTAGCAATTAACTGTGCATTACTTACTACGTTAGCAGCTGGTAGACCACCAATATATAATGAATTATTAGCAGTACCATTAATCGTTGAATTAAATGTAATTGTGTTAGTAAATGTTTGGGTATTCGACCAAATATACTGTGCGGAAGTATTTACGCCAACAGCACCTAATGATTGCCATATTACTGCGCTTCCATTCGTTGATAGAACTTGACCATTAGTACCAGCTGAATTACTTGAGTCAAGGAAATAAGAATTAACAATAAGATTAGAAGCAAACGTAATAACATTCGTAAAGGTATATTGTTGTGATGTGTTTACACTACCTCCACCACCGCCATTAGCAACTATTGCGAAGTTACTGTTTAGATCATTAGCTGTAAGTGTTTGTCCTTGGATGAATATATGTAAATTTGCCATTAACCTATAATTCCTCCAACAGTCCCAGAATCAAGAGCGATTGCATTGCTCGGTGATTCTAGTGGAGCTAGTGTGTCGGCACTACCTGTTATTATTATAGCACCACAATAACATATACTACCTGTAACTGCAGTAACAGAATCTTCACAGTAAAAATTTCCAGAGCCATTAATAATCGGAGTAACGCCATGACCAGGAATTGGGCAACTATGAAGATCCCCAGCACGTGCTACGAGAATACCATCTACGTATGTTCTAGCAGCAGATGATATTACTACACCACCATGGTCACTTATATCTCCAATTCTTACTACGTTTGCCATATTAGTCCTTATTCATTAACTCTGACAGTGGTAGAATCGATTACAATCAATTGACTTGTCATATTAATGATAGAACTTCCAATAGTCAAAACGATACTTGATGGATTGATAACAATACTTGATTTACCTACTTTTAATGTTATTGAAGTATCACTATCAATTAGAATATCACTTGCATCTTTTAATCTAAATTTGCCAATATCGATTTGGAAATCAACATTACCGCTTTGGTTATTTAGAGCCCATTCGCCATTAACTATATCAGAACGATTGCCAGTAACTTGTTGTACGCTATCGCCTAAAATATTTTCATGAATATCGCCAACACGATCAGCTACAAGGTTTCCGTCGATTGTATTAAAAACGTCACCACTAGAATGATGGTATTGAGTATCGGCTGTACCGAATACTTGATGACCCGATGAACCGTGATAATCATCCCCAGCAACTTCAGCACTACGACCACTATCATAGTTTTGTCTAGACACACCACTGATTTTTACGTCATGGTTTCCATCAACTGTAGTAGAAGCACCGTTGCCACTATACGACCAAGTTCCATTAGCAACTGCTTCAACTTTAGATCCGTCGGCAGCATGACCATAATAAGAACCTGAAGGTTGTATTTCGAAATATGCTTCATTTCCAGGCTGGATGCTTTTTAATGTTTGACCACCACCTGCATCTTGTGTTACATGAAGATAAGGATAGGTTCCTTGCCATGGTAACTTTGGATGTTTTAAATTATAATCTGTATCTTGTGTAGGTAACATATTATCTGCCATTTTAAATTTTCGTTACAGTTGGTTCGTGAACAGTAGCACTAGGAACAAATGTTAAATTATATTTTTGACCTGTATCTGGTGAAGTTATTGTTTCATTTATAATTCCACTTCCGCCAGCAAGCTGATCATTATATGATTTTTTTAACGCGAGATATTTACAACCATGAATTAATTCGGCATCAGCTTGGTCTGGTGTAGGAGTAAGAGCTGCTTGCATACTTTTCTTTTTCTTTTGAAGATTTGCTTGATTTTGAGTAAATACATTCATTGTATTCTGAACAGAACCATTTAAAACTGATTGGGGTAAATGATTTTGTATAGTGCTGTTAATCGCTCCGCCAAGATTACCGCCAAGTAAACTTTTTGCTAATCCAAGCATTGATCCAACATTAACACCAACTCCAAGAATTTTTGTTAAACTATCGGCATTCATTCCAGTTAAACCGCCTGTTAATAATCCACCAAGAATTAAAGGATTTAATCCAGCACCTATATTAAAATGAGGTAAAAAAGCAGCCGTCATTGATAATATAGAATTTCCCTGTACATGTTCTTGTGCAGATGCGTAATTAGGTTGACCATTTCTTAATGTATAAACAAAATCACCACTTGGACCTTTCCATTGAATATATCCTGGAAATGGATCACTAACAGCTGCATAATATTGCTGTATGTAAAGATTAGGTACTGTTTTAACAATAAGATTTGCTGGTGGTCTAGGTGTATTTGTGCCAATAATATTTGATTTTGGAGGTTTATAAGCTGAAGTAGTTCCATTATTATTTACTGCACTAGATATTGCTAAATTTATACCAATGCTTAATGCCTTTCCTAATATTGGACCAAGATTAGCTCCTCCAATAGAACCAAGAATAGAACTTATAGTATTTGTAAAACCAAATTGATTTGCTAAATTTCCAATCACACTACCAAGAATATTTCCCATCATATTAGTTTGACCAAGTGGGCTAGACATAGATATTATATTACGAATATCTGAAAAATTAGAAACCATATTTGGTAACGAAGCACTTAAACTTTGTGGATCAACTTGTTTAATTGTATCAAGAACATGTTGGCCAGCTGAAGTACTTGCTACTGTTGGCGTTGATGGTTGTTTGAAAATTGTATCAAGGACAGTTCTAGTTTCAACGCCATCTTTACTCGTTAATTTCGATGGATCTTTTTTACCTTCATTAATTTCAGTAATCAACATACGACCAGCATTAAGAATACTAAACGGATTTATAAACGGTGGAGGACTATGATTTTGAGCTGCTGCTGGAATACTACCGAATGAAGTATTAACTTTCGGAATACCATCAGAAGTTGTTCCGTCAATAAAATTACCAGCTTTGCCGACAGAACCAGTAATAATTGGCTGCTGTTGATCTTTATCGTTCCAGTAACCTTTTACTATAGAACCTTTTACTAATCCTAATGGTGCTGTTCCTATTTTACCAAATGCTGCAGAAGTAACAGGTTGATGCACTAATGCCCAAGGTAAATCCGCATCCGGAATATTACTTACATCATCATGTTGACCAAATACACGTATCTGAACACGACCCGACTGATCAGGATCATATACATTTACGACTTTTGCAGTAAATTCGCCAGCGTATGTTTGTCCTAAATTTCTTTCGGTCATTTTACACCATTTTCTAAATTACCCTTAATACATTCAACAACACATGTATATCTTGGTCTTTCTCCAAGCATACCTATGTCATGATGTATTCTTGATATTAAAAAATTACCATCTAACATTTCATCATCTTCTCTTGGTCCGGTCGTTCCTATTTTCTTTGGTAAGTTAATTTTAATAACAGAACCTGGAGTTAAATTGAAATTACCATATACTCTCATCTTTAAACTATTTTGTAAAAGAGTCGATAGATACGATTGTAAATCTGCCGTATTATCAGGAATATGAGTATTGGCTCTTTGAGAAGTATCAGCTGGAATTAATGACTGTGGTGGAATTTTTGATGTAAGATATTTTTGTCTAAAGGAAGAAGAATCATATGAACCTTTACCCCCAGTAGTATATTTTGTTGAATCGGTAACAATATCTTTTTGAACATATGACTGTGTTCTATATTCGAATTGACTAACACGTCTAGTACCGCCAAATTTAATTCTATCAACCGTATTAAAAACTTTAGGAATTTCTAAAGAGATAATATTATCTTCAGGTTTATTATAGATGCTACTATTAATAGAATCGCTTTGAGTAAATGTTTTTACCGGAGAACTTTTAAATAATTTTTCTATTGTAGAAAATGTATATGATTGTTTACCTTTATCTCTAGTTTCAAAATAAACATAAAGTGATGATTTATTTTGATCAGAAATAGACCTTTTTCTCAACATTTCAATTGCTTTGAATGGGTCGTGATGCGGGATAACAATATTTTGATTACCTTTAGTATTTTCTACTGTAATCGGTTTTGTACTTTTTAAATAATTTTTATGAATGTCTTTAATAGCATCCGATAACAATCCCTTATAACTTTTTTGAACAAAATTTGTTTTCGCATGCAACGCTTCTTCAGAAACGCATTTCAAAGTATACATTTTTGAATTAAGGGATTGTGTTGCCATGTTTGCATCTTCTAAAGTATATAATGCGAACTTAAATTCACTAGATGTACCATCGGGCATTTGAATTTGTAAATCAACGGTTTCATCGCCTACAATTTTTAACTGACCTATTTGATCATCCATATCTAATACTTTTATGTAAGCAATAGTTCCTGGATGAAAAATTGTTTCAAAAATTGATGCTGAAGAAAACGCATAACCTAAATCTAATGATCCTCTAGGCGAGGATAATTTAAATGAAGTTATTGCTATATCACCTGGAACGAAATTATCAACCATTTAATATCTTTGTCAACTGTTTAGAAATTGGAAGAGCTATTGATTTGTTTATCAAATTTATAGATTTATTTGCTTCGTTTAAATCATTTTCATAATCATATATGTAAACTGGATCCCAATAACTTGCTTCTATAGCTGGAATATTATTAGCCACAGAAGCAACTGCTGTAAATGCTACATTACTTAAACTTGCATTACCGAATAGATAACTACTACCAGTAATTATAACAGTACTATTTGGATAAAGAGTTCCAGAAACATTATTAATTAATACTGATGTACTATTAGATGTTACAACCTGCCCTTTACCTGTATGACTAGTATCAAAATTAATCGTTACGATTTCACCTTCTATAAATTTCGAAACGCCATTAGCATAAACTCCATTCGCGCTATAATTTATAATTGAATTGGTATTAATTGTAGTATCGATTTGTATTCTAGAATAACTGAAAATATTACCTTGATTATCGTAATACGGTTGATAGAATTTATAAAGACTCGGGTCTAATGCATTATAATTCGAAACACTAATTGTTCCAGGACTATTATACCAATTATTTCTATAAAACATAACACTATTTTGTAATACAGGAATAGAAGTATTATATTTTGTTGTTAAATGTTTATTAAAATCTGAAGAAGAAAGATACCACTGATAGTATGGATCGATAATACCATTAGTAAGATACATCAACCAACTTATATATTGATCAGAATAATAATGATCTGCAATTTGATCTGGTCTTTGACCTTG